CAATCTCTCCAACCAACGAACTAATCTGTACGTCAGTTAAACCTTTTAGTGTGTCGAGTAATGTGTAAACATTTACATCATCTATTTTTGCTTGTTGTAATAAAACTGTTGCAACGCCGGTTGCTGAATTTTCTTCAAAGCCTCTTTTAAGAAAGAAACCTACTACTGAATCAACTTGAGATGCACTATAAGATATTGGATCTGTAAAGTATTTGTCAAAAAATTCTTTTACTTCTGCAGAACTATCAACTGGTTCTAATTTGTAACTACCTGTGTTTGCCATTATGGTCCATTTCTTTCTGCTTGTAATGTTGATCCTGAACTAGAACCAACTGACGTAGAAGTTCCTACAGACGATTGAGCATCATTTGAAAAATTACTAGAACTAGCACTAACACCTGCTGATGTATTATTGTTAGACGCCGCTTGATTAATCCTTTGTCCGTATATCAACGAACTAGTGTCAACTGCTCCTCCGTTAGTATTTGTCACCGATGCATTTCCTCCGTTACCTGATGATTTTGGTATGTTAATATTACTTAATCCTCCAACGTTTTCTTTACCTATATTTGTGATTGCTCCTTTAAGAATATTAAATCCTTCTTCACGCAATCCTTCTTTTGAAAGACTCTTTGCATTTTTAAATGTATTAAATGCTGTAAGTGCAGTACCTAAATTAAATTGTCCGCCTGCTATGTCTCCAAGAACATCGCTAATGCCTCCAATAACTCCACCACCACCAAATAGACTACTTGTACCACCGCCACCTATTGTCAATGGACTAGGAGTTTTATCATAATGAGCAGTTGCAAATCCTTTAGGACTGTTTTCACCTACAGGACCTCTGCTGTAAAATACTGCTTCATAAGCAATACTAATTTGGTTTTGTGAAGGTGTACTGTTATCTCCACTATCCATTTGATCATGCGTTAAACCTGTCACCATAGGATTTACTAATGTATAACCTAAGTATTCATGTCTAGCCATTTGATAAATTGTTATACTATTAAAAAAGGGTGCCTTATGATCATTGTCTAAGCCGTATCTATAATTTTGTGTAATAGAATTTTTATATGTATTTCTCGGATTGTATGGGGGATTAACTCCTTCACCTCGATGATTACCATCTCTAAAATAAAACCTATAGTATGCTTCCATAAGTGTTGTTGTTAATCCCATATTATCATCATGAAACGTAATGTTTACTGGATCATACTCAATACTTGTTTGAAGATTTTTTTTCCGATTGTACATATTTTTAGTTGCTGTTTGAATACTAAACTTAGGTAAATCTACTTGTTTAACAAGCATGTTTATTTCTTGTTTGTGTCTTTGATCTAATTGTGGAATAACTTTCATTGCTTCGTCGCTTAGTTCGAATACACAATGATATAAGAATTTTGTTTTTGGCGCAAGTCGGAACCCATCATCGACAAATAGTCGTGAAGCATGTTGATAATCTTTTAAATTACCTCCAGGATTCAATGCTCCTTGTAAAACGTTATTTAAAAATCCATTAAGTATGTTTGCCATACAAATATTTATCCTTAAAAGAAAAGTGCGTATAAAATGAAAAAGGGTGACCTAAGCCACCCTTTTATAATACTATGGCAATATTGTACGGTCTATTATATTCCGCCGCCGCCTGTTACTAGGCTGTTAATAGTTCTACCAACTGCTGTACCAATTCCTTCACCTTGTGGTGATTGGATAGCATTGTCGTAACGCATTGCTAATGCAATAGTTACTGGTTCATTTGAACTATATGCTAGTGTGTTATAGTTTGCATTTTGGATAAAGCAACCGTATAACTCGAATGTTTCTAGTACGCCTGGTGTGTTTGCACCGTTACCACCATCTAAGATTTCAATACGTGTTGTGTATTTGTAATCAATACCTGATGCCGCACTTGACTGTTCGAAAAAGTCAAATTGTTTCTGAAGTTGTTCGCCAACTAGTTTTTGTACACTGTTGTTAACGTCTTCTCTTAAGTTTAATGTAATTGGTTCCCAAACAGGACGTCCTGCTAGGTATGCTCTACTGTTGTAAACTGGAATTTCTAATTCTTCGAAGTTTACTGTTGGGCGTGTTACATCAATAACTTGTTTAGTTAATTCTGTTGTTGGTGTTGATACACCAAAATTCTCAAGTGTCACTCTAAAGCGATACTGTAGTTTTGGCATCAACAAACCTTGTGTTGATGAACTCGCGTCGCTCGCTAGTGGTACTGTAATTTTTGAGAGTGTTGAAATTGCCATAATGTTTTACTCCTGTTACAAGTATTTATCATTAACGAGCCCCATATTTCAGGGGCTCATTTTATGAATTATAATCCTGCAATCTCCCCTGTATTTTTAAGTCTTAATGGAATATAAATGAATTCCACAGCCTTAACTGGTTCAATTGCTATATCTAAGTATAGTTCGTTTCTATCAATTCTACTTGGTGTATTATTTGATTCGTCACAAACCACTATGTAGTCGTATAGTGCTCTACTACCTACTAGTTCTAACATCAAACTTTCAGCCGCTTGTTTGATTTCATCACGTGTGATCTTATCATTTGGCTCAAAGATATAAGGTTTAGCAAGTTTATTAAGTTGACTACGTAAGTAAATTACTAGTCTTGCAACATTTACTCTGTCTAATGCACTAGCATTTTTTGCTCTAGTTTTCTGACCAAAACATACAAGTCCTGCACCAGTAATAAACGTAATTGGGTTTACACTTATTCCAAACAACGTATCACGCTGTCCTTCGTTAAGTGCAATCGAAACAAATTCGCCTTCCTTATCAATGTATCCTGTTGCTGTAGCGTTAGTAACACCACCACGTCTTGTTCCTGCTGGAGCAAACCATGGAAATGAAACTTGATCGCTTAATGCAATAGTTCTTAGCATCATGTGACTCGGCGGAACAACAATGTTATTACCTGCGTTATCACTTGTAAAGCCCCATGGATAATAAACACCTAAGTATTCATCTCTACTTACTAAGCCATCACTGTTATCTTCAACTGCAAGGGCAACGTTTGTTCCCCATTCGTTAAGTGCAGTAGCACTTGAATCTAATGTTGCTGGTGAATCACCTACGATAAATGCTGTTAAACCTCTATCAAAGTTTAGTGAAATCATTTCGCCAATTAGTTCTGGATAACCAGGTGCCGCCAATAAGTTAAAGATTCTTGATTCATCATCTCTAATATCTTGGTTGCTGTTTATCATTGATTGCATTGCTTGTACAACAACTGCTCTCTGTGCTGATTGTCCAAACTTACCTGAACCATCTGCGTTGTTTGCTGACTCAGTAATCCATCTGTGTGGATAGTAACCTGACATAGGTGCATCACCATCACGTCCATTACTTGCTGTTAAGTCAATATAATTACGTACAAATTTCTTAACATTAAATCCACTTCTACGTGTATTGAACAAAATCATACCTTTTGGATATAATGAAGGATCTGGAGCATCAAAGTCTAAGAAGTTACTAGTTAATAATTCTGTAATAGTTGCTTCTTTGCTGTTTGCACCTGCTGTTGACCAACGAGCATCTGCAAATAAAACACCGTCTTGAGTTGTTTGATCACTTGAATCTAACAATTCCCAAAGTTGTTTAGCATGTGACCATCTATAAATCTCTGGATACTTGTCAATGTTTGTTGTGTTAATCCAAATGTCACCGTCTTTTAGAGCAGTTCCATCTGATTGTCCTGTTGCCGCTACTGGTTCAGTTGCACTTACAATTGGTCCTGCTGGGTCAGTTTTATCACCTGCACCTACTGCAAAGTAAGGACTAGATGTATCTTGATAACCTACCCAAGTAGTACCATTGTGTATCATAATATCTGCTTCATCAACAACCGAATTATACCATAATGTATTATTCACTGCTAATGCTGTAGGAGCAGTTGGACCGTTAGTTGCTGATAATACTTTCCAGTTTGTAGCAATAAAGTCTGCACTTGTATCGCCTGCTGGAGCAGTATATAAGTTTGTTGTATCTGTAGTATTAAAGCCAATTTGTCCTAAGTGTCCACTTGTGTCTTTAATTCTAATATCACCGCCTTTGTTGTGTGAAATCACAACTCTGTTGGAACTATCAACACTTGCACTTACATTTGTAAGTCCTGCTGAGTTAATTGCGCCTGCAATATGATCTGCATCACCTGCATCGCCATCAACTGCTTGTGAAATTGTAACTGCACTTCCTAGTGTTGCACTGCCTACAATTGACTCTTGAAGAGTAAATGATGCTGTACCACTAGATGCTTGTGTTGTTACTGCACTAGAAGTTATAGTTGTTGCGCCTGTTGCACTACGTTTGTACACTTTAAAGTTAGCAACTATATCAGTTGCTTCACCGTCATTATATTTAATGTAAAGTGAATCAGTTGAAAGGTTTGTACCTCCGCCTGTCTTATCTAACGTAGCAAGTGCCGCTTGGTTTGTACTAAAAATTGGAACATCTTTGGTATCCCAAAGTTTTGTAGCATCATTCCAACATTTGACTGCCCATTTAGCACCTTTATTAGGTGTTGTAGTTTTAGCCCAAATACTTCCTGTTGGACGTGGAGTTGTATCACTTGCACCAAACTCGGGAACACTTGTATGAGGGGCAATATTCAACGCCGGTGCCGCATATGTTCCTGCTGTAAGACCCATATCGCCTAATGCGCCTGTGCCTTCTGCAAGTACAATGTTAACACCTGTTGAGTGTAATCTTAATATATCGTTAGCCGCTTCAACTGTTGCAGTAACACCTGAAATACTCAAAGCGTTAATTACTGCCGCCAATGCTGTTGCGGATGTTGCGTTTGCTGTTACTGTTGTACTGTTTAAAGTAAAGTTCAAACCTGAAGTTGTTGTTGCACCAGCAGTACCTGATACTGTAGACCAACTTGCCTTCCATGCGCCAGTTCCTACTTCAACCCAACTACCGCTTTCGTTTTTGTAGTATAGTTTGTGTAGTGTACTTGCCGCTGTAATAGCATAGTCACCAACTGCGCCTACTGATGTTTTTGGTGCGCCTGTTGCAACTTCACCAACTAATTTTGTTGTATCAGTAATTACTGTTGGAGCCTTGTAACTAAATGACTGTCCGCCAGTTGTAGTTACAGCCGCTGAATTCCATTCAAATATTCCATAGATAGTACTTGCTGTATCTACCCAAAATGTTCCATTTGCTGGATTGCTTGTTGGAGCGTCTGCACTTGCTGTTAGTCCTGCAAGATCAATTCCTGCTCTAACAACATATGCTCTGTTACTTACGCCTAATAGTGAGTAAGCCGCTTGTAGACCATATTCATTAAGTTCACCTGCATGTATCGGATTATTATTTGTATCCGTATAAAATGTTGGTTCTCCGAATGTTTCTACTAAATCTCTTTGTGAGGTAACCAAGAAAGGTTTACCTGCATTTGCCGCCGTCGTGCCTGGTGCTGTACCAGTACCTGCCCCATTTTGTTTATCCTGGGCAGTAGCAACAAATATCATTGGTACGGTGCCTGGTTCCGATGGGGTGTAAAAACTTTCGTCAATTACTTTAACCTCAACACCTGGTGATGATAATGCCATAATGTTTCTCCTTAATAAAAGTGTTCGTAGTATTTATGCGTATTGAAATATAAATGCTTATAATAGCACCAGAAAAAGGGACCAAAAAGGTATGGTAAATACAGCATGAGACCTTTATGTGATTGTAAACTAAGACCTGCGGCTATTAACTATAAAAAAAATGGCCGAACATACTATAGGAAAAGATGTGAAGCATGTCTACGCAATGGACCAAAGCACGGAATACCCAAATGGAAGCAAAGGGGTTATATCAAGAAAGACAGTTGTGAAAAGTGTGGATTCCAAAGCAAACATACTGAACAATTTAATGTTTACCATATTGATGGAGATTTAGATAATTGCAGTATATTAAATTTAAAAACTATATGTGCAAACTGCCAACGTATTATGCAGAAACGAGGTGTTCGTTGGAAGCAAGGAGACCTTTTACCTGACTTCTAAGTTCTTCTATTCCTAAGTCATTATATATTACATGGTTAAAGTCTACTTTAGCCCAACGCCATTCAGACTCATGCACATCTTTAGGTTCTACACCTATATCTTGGTACATACGCATCCATACAGGATCCTGCCCACGTCTAACACGCCATACTTCGCCATGTATGCTTTTGATCATATTTGCTTCATTTGGAAATCTTACATCAGGAATAACAAAGTTTTTAGTTGGATATCTAACTAGTTCTTGTTTAACTAAACTTACCCAAATACCATTATCAAATCCATTACGCATACAATCAGTACCAAATTCTTGTAATACTAATCTTGGAGTAATTGTCCTACCTGTTTCTTTAGTCCAAAAGTCATCTTGTGTTTCACGCCATTCCCTACTTTCTACTGTGTCTCCTTCAAGCATAGCACGATCCCAATTGAATACTGTTGCTACACCATCTTTTAATTTATCAGCAAAACTTAGTTTTGTGAATCCGTGATTTTCAACTAGGATATCTCCTACTGTTCCTTTGCCACAGCCTATTAAGCCGCATATTCCTATAATCATAATTTTAGTTCCGATGTACCGCCGCCTACAGTCCCCCTAGCAAAGAAATTAAATGCCAAACTGTAGCGTGGAGTTTTTGTTAGATTTGGGGTAACCATGTGTTCCAAATGACTAGGAAACATAACTAAGTCTCCTGACTTGGGTGATATGTAAAATTCATTTGTGTTATATTGAGTAGGTTCTTTAAAAGACACTCTAACAGTATCATGAAATAAATTGTAATATAAGTGTGATTTTTGGAAAACTATATCTCCTGCATTAGGTTCATTTTGAATATAGTATACTCCACTAATCATAGCATTACTGTGCCAGTGCAATGTGTTTTGTTCATTTGCTGAGTGCCTATTAATCCAACTGTTTTGCATTTCAAAATTTACATCTTCATTTACTTTAAGTTCGTCTTTTACAAATATATCACAAGCATTTTGTATTTGCTCTTTTAGCGATGTTAATTTTGGATTGTTTAATACATACTTGTCTGATGTATGATCATGTCCAGCCGCTTCATCAGGATAATCTAAATTTTCAATCCATGCCATTGTTGCGGGATCTACTGTTCCTATATTTGCATAAAATAAAGGAATTGAAAATAAAGGTGTGGTTTGATATTTCATATGTTTACCCTAACTGAGTTCTTTCCTAGTTTGCCTTTAGGAAAATAATTAAAAGCCAAACTATATCTATTGTGTTTATCATTACTGAGTGCAACCTCATGCTCTAAGTGGCTAGGAAAAATTAAACAGTCTCCTGTCATAGGTTTAACTGTCCATGCGCCTACAGTATATTGGCTCCAATTTTCTTTAGTATTAGGGCGTAGATGTTCTGGAAATGAATTTAAATGTTGCCTATTTTTTCTAAA